GCTTTGCCCGAGCACACGCTTGCGCCACACTTGGTCACCAATTTGGCTCAGGCGGTTTCTGAGTCCCATGGCCGGATTAAAAACCGGGCAGGTGTGCTAGGCGTCAAGATGACCGATGAAGCCAAGCGTGCCGCGCATAGTGCATCAGTACGCAGGGTAGAGCCGCCATCTGATACACTGAGCAAACTACTGGCAGCGAGGTGGTGAGGTAACATGCTACAATGACCAAGACCGAGAACAACCATGAGGATTCTCACAATGACGCAGGAAAAAAACCTAGGCGGACGACCACGCAAGTACAATTCGCCTGAAGAGTTCGACGCCAAGGTCGATGAATACTTCATTGAGTGCGATGGCCCTGTAACGTGGACGGGCCTTGCTTTGCACCTAGGATTTTGCTCAAGATCAGCCATTGACGAGTACGCAGAATATGACGGGTTTTCGTACTCCGTAAAAAGAGCCAAGCTATTAGTGGAGCATAATTACGAGAAAAGACTAGGTAATTCAGAGCTTAGCCCGTCGGGGACTATCTTCGCTCTCAAGAACTTTAACTGGACAGACAAAACACAAACCGAACTTTCCGGCCCGAATGGCGGGCCGATTAAGGGACTTAATGTCACATTCGTCGATTCAGCTACCAAGTAAGCTGAGACCGCTATTCGATCCAATGCGCTATAAGGTGCTTTGGGGCGGTCGCGGCTCAGGCAAGTCATGGGGCGTGGCAATAGCACTGCTGGTTATCGCCAGCCAAAAGCCAACCCGCGTCCTTTGCGCCAGAGAGCTGCAAAACAGCCTAGACGAGTCAGTGCACAAGCTGCTGAGTGATCAGATCGTGGCAATGGGGCTTAGCTCGTTCTATACGGTGTTGCGCGACTGCATTCGAGGCATTAACGGCTCCGAGTTTATCTTTGAGGGTTTGCGACATAACACTCCAAAGATTAAGTCCATGGAAGGCGTTGATATTTGTTGGGTCGAAGAAGCTGAGAAAGTCACCGAGACGAGCTGGTCTACGCTTGTGCCCACCATCCGTAAAGAAGGCTCTGAGATATGGCTCACGTTCAATCCTAACCATCCAGACGATGCAACATGGCAGCGGTTTGTAGCGCATCCACAGCCTGATTCATGGGTTGTGAACGTCAATTGGTCGGATAACCCATGGTTCCCCGATGTGCTACGTAGAGAAATGGAGCATCTTAAAGCGACCGACTTCGAGGAAGCCGAGTTCATTTGGGAGGGTAAGTTCCGCCAGTTTACCGATGGCTCGATATACAAGAAGGAGATAATTGAAGCGCGGCGCGATGGTCGTACCAATCTATCTGTTTACGATGTGGCGCTACCTGTCATTACCGCATGGGATTTAGGTGTTGGCGATGCTACCGTCATTTGGTTTGCCCAGATCCATCGGAATGAAGTACGGCTGATTGATTACTATGAGCAGAGCGGGGAAGGCTTGCCGCACTATGCCAAGGTGTTAGCCGACAAGGGCTATCTGTACGGCGACCATTGGGCACCGCATGACATAGCTGTCAGGGAGCTTGGTAGCGGCCTCTCTCGCCTTGAAGTGGCACGCTCACTAGGAATTAACTTTAGAATCGCCCCCAGGCAGTCGCTGGAGGATGGTATTCATGCCGTCAGGCTGACACTGCCTCGAATGTGGTTTGATAAGAAGGTCGAGAAGGCAGTCACTTCCTTGAGTATGTACCGGCGCGAACTGAATGATTCAACCGGCGAGTATAGGTCTACGCCAGTGCACGATGGTCATTCACATTGTGCCGATGGTCTGCGCTATCTATGCCTATCCATACGCGAACAAGGCACTGTATCTGGCCCATTACGCCGTGGTCTGAAAATGGTATGATTGGCCAATAATCCAGCCGGAGCGCCAGACATGGGGCTGTTAGATGATGCTAAGTCCAGCGTAAGTAAGTGGTTCGAGGAGCAGGTCGCCAAGAATAAAGCATTCAAGGCTATGACTCGATCAATGGGCCCATTGCCCGCTACCGGCTTACTTGAGCAGGAAGGCGATGCAGCCGCCCGTGCAGATGCTGCTTATGGCGCACTGCGTAAAGAATACGGCCCGCTCGGATTGCGGCCCGGTGATTTCGTCCCGTTCGTATCTGGCGGGTTAGCCATTGATGATGCGCTACTAGCGGCAGCAAAAGGCAACTATGGACAAGCAGCCGGATCGTTGGCTGGCGTTATCCCTGTTGCTGGCGCTGTTGGGAAGGTGGTTAGAAAGATTACTGGCGGGAAGTCGAGTGGCGTTGTTGATTCGGTAAAGCGGGAGATATTCGCCGGCCCTAATGCCAAAACAGCAAACAAGGCTGCCATGAAACGGGCAGAAGCAAGGCTAGCCGCCGGTGACGATCCTGCAACAGTTTGGGCACAAGAAGGATGGGGTCGTGGGCCTGACGGTAAGATGCGGTGGGAGATTGATGATAGTGGGTCAGCATTTTCAAGCGATGCAATACAGCAATTGCGAGACAATGCGGGGAGAAGGCAAGGGCGATTCTTTAGCAATGGGCCGCTACATGAGGCGTACCCAGAAACAGCGGATATTTTTACAGCTAAGTCCGCTGGCGATGGAGCATCATATACAAGCGGAGTCGTTGGCAAGTCTGACATGATTTCGCTTGGCCTACCAAAGCGCGGGAAAGTAGACCTAGATGAGCTTAGGCGTACAAATACACATGAGCTTCAGCACGTAATACAAGATCTAGAAGGGTTTTCTAGTGGCGGAAGCCCTAGTGGAATGCGTGACGAGGCACTAGCGATGTTAAGGAGAGATGTTGCATCTGGTGCCATAAGATCAACAGAGCAGGCAATGAATATGCTGCCAATGGCGCAGCGCAACGCTTACAACCGGCTAGCTGGCGAGGCCGAGTCAAGGCTGACCGAAGCCCGTATTGACATGTCTCCCGCAGAGAGAGCCGCACAGTACCCGTGGGCGGAGGACTACTTTAAGCAGGCAACAGGCGTATCAAAAGGCGATCTCATTCACCGTGGCGGCCTCGGCCTCACAGGCCAATCCGGCCTCCTAAACCCAGAAATAACAAAGGCCACAAATCGTGGGCTTTACCGTACAATGCTAGACGATGAGGAAGATAAACCCTCGTTCCCATACGGACTAATAGGCAAATAACATGGCCCAACTACCAGAAGACTTTGAGCACACGCTAGCGGCCATGTTGACGGACGCGGTAAGTTACATTGATGAGGAAGTTAGCCCTGGCCGCGCCAAGGCAATGGAATATTACCGAGGCGACCGTTTTGGCGATGAAACTGATGGCCGGAGTCAGGTAGTCTGCCGTGATGTGCATGACGTGGTGCAGTCCATCCTGCCGAGCGTGCAGCGTACTTTCTTTGGAGGCGAGCGCGTTGTCGAGTTCCAGCCTCGGACGCAAGAGGATGTAGCCGCCGCTGAACAGGCGACCGACTATGTGAACTTCGTCCTAGATCAGGACAATGATTGGTACAGCCAATTCCGAGACTGCGCTGTCGATGGCCTGTTATTTGGCGATGGTATTGGCAAGGTATGGCATGAAGAAGAAGAAGACGTAAGCGTTCAGCAGTTTCAAGGGCTGGATGAGCAAGGCGTTATGGTGCTGGCCGGTGAAGACGGAGAGTTACAGGTCGGCCAAGCAGCAGACGGCACGTTCGATGCCATCCTGAAGCGGGAGATTACCCAAAAGCGATTCAGGGTTATGGCCCTGCCGCCAGAGCAATTCCTTATCGACCGCCGCGCCACTGATTTTGATGACGCTGAGATTGTGGCGCATCGGTGCCATCTTACGGTCAACGAACTCGTATCCATGGGGTATGACCGTGAGGAGATGATGGAGTACGTTGGCGACAGCGAACTATCCACGAATGCTGAGGTAGTTGCACGGCAGCCTAATAACGGTATGTCGGGCGCTATGTCTGCCAATGAAGGGATGCAGAAGGTCATGTACGTTGAGGCGTACACGCGCTACGACTTGGATGGGGACGGCATAGCCGAACTGCTCAAGGTCTGTACGGCAGGGCCAGGGTACGAGATTCTAAAGTCAGAGCCAGTCGATACCATTCCTTTTTTCAAGCTGTCCATGTCGCCAAACCCTCACGCTTTCTTCTCTGAGGGGATGTTTGACCGCCTATATGACGTTCAGCGCATTAACAGTCAAATCCTACGGCTAACCCTCGACAGCCTCGCCCAGTCTATTTCCCCAAGGCTTGGCGTTGTTGAGAATGACGCAAATATCGAGGATGTGCTGAATAATGAGATCGGCGCAATCATCCGTATGCGGACACCTAATGGTGTGACCAATCTATCACAGCCGTTTAACGGGCAGGCCGCTTTCCCAGTGCTGGACTATATGCGCCAAGTCAAAGAAGCACGCACAGGCATTACCGGCGCCTCTATGGGCGTTGATGCGGCGATGCTTGGTAACGTAACCCGAGAGGTGGCTAATGCTGCCATTGCGAGCGGACAAGGCCAGATTGAGCTAATCTGCCGGAACTTTGCCAATGGCCTAAAGCGTATGTACGCCATCCTGCTTGAATTGATGGTTACAAACCAAGATCAGCCGCGCATTGTCCGCTTACGCAACGAGTTTATCCCTGTTGACCCTCGCCCTTGGAACGCCAAGATGGATGTGACGATCAATGTCGCACTATCAGCAGGCACTACAGAGCAGCGCCTGGCGATGCTGCAATACCAGTGGGAAAAGCAGAGCGAGACGTACAGTGCGCTCGGGCCTAACAACGGCGTGGTGACGCTTGGGCAGATTCGTAACACGATGGCCAAGATAGCCGAACTGGCTGGCTTTAAGGATGCGGCTCAATTCTGGATGCCGGTGCCAATGGATTATGATGTTCCACAGCAGCAAGGCGAGCCACAGACTGACCCTAATGCTGAAGCGACCAAGATGCTGGCACAGGTCGAACAAGAGAAAGCACAGCTACAGGCACAGTCTGCACAGATGAGAATTGAGGCCGAATTGTATGCCAAGCAACAAAAGCTAGACCATGATGCAATGGTGCAGGCGGCTAAGATACAGAATGAGCAGGCCAAGCTAGAGATGCAGCGCGAGCAGATGATGCTTGAACTTGAAATGCAGAAGGCCAAGCTGTTGCAGCAAATGGCCAAAGATGAGCGTGATGCAATCCAGAAGGCATACGATGCTGAGGCTAAGAATACGGATCAAAGCCAGTTAACACAGGCGGTACAGCAGCTTGGTGCAATGATGGCTGAGATGCAGGCCAGACAGGCAAACATTGAGGGCGCTGTCGGGTTTATCCAGCAAGATGAGATGGACGACTAAAGAACTCGGGGCTTCGGCCCCAGAGCGTTCGCAATAACGCGGGCGGCACACACAAAGGTGATGATATGGAAAAGGAAGAACAAACTGTCCAACGCGGCTCTGAGGCGAGACAGATTCTTCAGAGCCAGGTGTTTATTGATGCGTTCAAGTCGCTAGCCGACAAGTACGTTTACGACTTTCTCAACTCAGCAGAGCCAGACAGCCAGTTGCGCGAGCGCATATACATCAAGGCCAAAGTCCTTGAGGAGCTGCGCTACGAGCTTGGAATCGTTGAGCAGCGAGGGGTAAAAGCCGAAGTAGACATTAAAAACCGCCGCCATCGCGCAGCACAGAAATAGGTGATATTATGACCACTGAAACGACTCCTAACGGAAGTTTCGATGCAACAGCCGCCATGATGGGTATTCTATCTGACGAGAGTCAGGAAGTAGATGAGAGTCAGGCCAAGACCGATGACGAGGTAGTCGCTACCGACGAGGTAGATGACGAGGCCGAATCAGAGGAAGAAGTAGACGAAGGTGATGATGAGCCAGCGCCGGTAGCCAAGACATTCAAAGTCAAGATTGACGGTGAAGAAGTCGAAGTAACGGAAGACGAGTTGTTAAAAGGCTACTCTCGAACCCAAGACTACACGCGGAAGACACAGCAGCTTGCAGAGCAGCGTAAAGCAGCCGAGCAGGAATATGAGTCTGTACGCAATGAACGCGCTCAGTACGCGCAGTTGCTAGGGCAGTTAAGCGCCAAGCTAGCCGATGAGCCACAGATTGATGAGAGCTTGCAGTACACAGACCCGATCGCATATGCCAAGCAACTAAGTCAGGTCTTCCAGTATCAGCAGAATCGTCAGGCAGTGGAGCAGGAGCAGCAGCGTTTAAATAGCTTACAGCAGCACGAACAACAGCAGCAGATGCAGAAGTATCTGGCCGATCAGCAAGAGGCTCTAGCGTCCTTGATTCCAGAATGGCTGGACAAAGACGTAGCCAAAGCAGAGAAGGTTAAGGTACGCGAGACTGGCAAGGCTTATGGGTACAGTGATGAAGAACTATCACAACTCTATGATGCCCGCGCCGTGGCTCTTATGCGTGACGCTATGAAGTATCGGGATTTGGTTGCGAAACGTCAGGAGGTGAAGCCTAAGGCCACTCCGGTCGTCAACGCCAGACCCAAGACTGTTGGGAGCGAGCAGAGCAAGATCAAAACACGCTTGGCAAAATCGGGCACAGTGCAAGATGCTGCCGCCTACTTCAAAACTCTTTTATAAAGGAATACCGTCATGGGACAACCTACAAATACCTTCGATACCTACGATGCAAAAGGCATCCGCGAAGACTTGGCCAATGTTATTTACAACATCAGCCCAGAAGAAACCCCGTTCATGTCAAATATCGGCAAGGGCACAGCCAAATCGACGTACTTCGAGTGGCAGGAAGACGCACTAGCAGCCGCTAGCTTGTCCAATGCCCAGATCGAAGGCGATGATGCTGTAGCTGTTGAGCCAACGCCGACCGTTCGCATGGGCAACTACACACAGATCAGCCGCAAGACTGTATCCGTGTCTGGTTCGCTCGAAGCTGTAGATAAGGCTGGTCGTAAGTCCGAAATGGCTTACCAAATGGCCAAGTCTGCCTCCGAGCTGAAGCGTGACATGGAGCTGACGATGGTGTCCGGTCAGGCCGCGGTTGCAGGCAATAGCTCTACCGCCCGCAAGTCTGCCGGCCTCGGCGCGTTCCTTCGCACCAATACCGACAACGGTGCAACCGCAACAGAGCCTACTCTCTCCGGCACAACCTCAGGCTACCCAAATGCTGCTGCTGGTGCGGGTACACCTCGCGCATGGTCTGAGACTATCCTGAAGAATGTGCAGGCCAAGGTGTGGGAAAATGGCGGTAACGCCAAGATGCTGCTGGTTGGCTCTACGCTGAAACAGAAAGCCTCTGCCTTCCCCGGCATTGCTGCTCAGCGTTATAACGCAAGTGGCGCAAAGCAAAGCACTATTGTCGGCGCGGCTGACATCTACGTTACCGACTTCGGTAATTTGGAAATTGTGCCTAGCCGATTCATCGCTGCCGATGTGGCTTACCACATTGATACCAGCATGGCCTCGGTATGCTTCCTGCGCCCTTTCGAGAAGATCAACCTCGCAAAGACTGGCGATGCAGACCGTATGCTGCTCGTAACCGAGTGGGGCTTGAAGGTGCACAATGAGAAGGCACACGGCGTTGCTCGCGACCTGACCTAAACAAGCGGGGGGCTTCGGCCCCCTTCTTTTATCTGAGGTATTTGCAATGGCTGGACGGCTACTTTCTCACGACGATTTCACGGGCATAACGTCATACTTTCACTATGACGCAGCGACCGATACGGCAGTCATCGAGAAAAAGCAGGATGTTGGTCTGATTCTCGACAACAACAAAGCAGAGCGTAATTCAGGCGTAAACAACAAGGATCATGGGCTGGGGAAGAAAGTGGCCACTGTCCCGCTTGTGCTTTACTGGCAGTGGAAGAATCACTGCACCAAGGCCAACATGAGCCAAGATGAAACAAGCGCATATATTTTGGGCATGATAAAATCACGCGAATACTGCCATCTAATGACGGTCGATAAGATATGAACCTGCCCGCGCTCAAGATCACCATTGCCAAGTTTCTAAACCGTGATGACCTTACGGACATGATTCCCACGTTTATTGAACTGGCCGAGGCGCGAAGTAACCGCATCATCCGAAGCCGAAACATGGCGTATCGCGTCACTACCGTACTTGATACGCAGTTTAGTACGTTACCGGCTGACTTCCTTGAGAGGCGCAACATTCAATTGAATAGCTCTCCGTTGACTCC